GTTAAATTGATGGGTAGTGTTTTTTCAACACCTAAGATGCCAGCAGAAGACCCAGCCCTAAAGAAAGCTAGGGAAGAGGAAGAAGCTAGGCTTCTCAAGTCCAAAGAGGACGAAGAAGCTAGAAAGAGAGACGTAGAGCGTAAGCAAAGAGCTAACCTATTGGGTTCACGCTCACTACAAAGTGAAGATGTTCGTGGGTTCGGTGGATTCCGTTCTATGGGCAGCACAACTAAACCAAGCGGTTCAATAAGAGAGTAGTATGGCATACATAGGTGACGGAAATCCAACTCCCCCGACTAGCGACAATGATGAACTAAAAAGGGTAATGGACAGATACAAGAAGGCCAAAGGCAGATGGATGTCTTGGTCTGACTTGTGGGAAGAGATATATGATTACGTTCTTCCTCATCGTGAATCATTTTTTAGGGAAAGCGAAGCAGCTCGTAGAACAGAAAATATCTATGACGAGACTGCTGTGGTTGGCTTGCCTAAGTTTGCTAGTCGCTTACAACTTGGCTTCTTTCCTCCGAATGGTAGAGCCTTCAGACTCACCCCTGGCCCAGATTTTCCAAAAGAAATGCGTGGAAGAGGGCTGCAAGAAGAACTAGACAAGATTACAGACCTTCTACATGAGGGTTTGCGTAACTCTAACTTTAATGCTGAGATGCACGAGGGCCTACAGGACCTTGGTCTTGGCACTATGAACCTTCTGTGCGAAGAGGGTCGCTTCCAAGGCGACCTTCACTTCTCATCTGTACCCCCAACTAATTTGGCTCTTCTTCCGGGCCGAATGGATGGTGTTTCAGATTGGTTCAGATGGAACGATAATCTAGACATCACAGAAGTAAAGCAGCGTTATCCTAAGGCTAAATACACAGAGAAGATGCTCTCTGAGCAAAAGCGCAATCCAAGACGCAAGACAAAGATTATCGAAGCTACGGTATATGACCAAGCTGACAAGTTTAAGGATGAGTACACATACTACCTCATCTCTGAAACTGATAATCAGATTCTACTACAAGAGCGTCTGAGAGGTCGTGGCTCTAGCCCATGGATTACAACACGTTGGTCAAAGTCTGGTTTTGAAGTATGGGGCCGTGGTCCTGTGCTACAGGCTATGCCAGCAATTAAGACATTGAACCTGACAGTACAGCTTATCTTGGAGAACGCTGAGATGGCTATCGCTGGTTCATTTGTATACGATGATGATGGCGTCTTTAACCCTGATAACATCACCATCCAGCCGGGAACGTTCATCCCTCGTAGCCCCGGCTCTTCCATTGACTCCCTGCAAAGCGCAGGACGTTTTGATGTAGCGCAGCTTGTCATTGATGACATGCGTAGAAATGTTAGGAAAGCTCTGTTTATTGATGAGCTAGATACACGCCCTAATGCCAGAACACCACTGTCAGCGACAGAGGTATCTGAGCGTCTGGCAGATGTTGCCAGAGACATGGGTGCGGTAGCTGGTCGTATGCAGAAGGAGTTTTTGCAGCCGCTTGTGGAACGTATTATTTACATCTACAGCAAGCAAGGTCTGCTAGATATCCCAAAGGTGGATGGTCGTGAACTACGCATAGTACCTGTTTCTCCTTTACTTAGAGCGCAAGATCAACAAGACGTTTCTGACTTTGTAAGATTCCAACAAACTGTTGCGTCTACCTTTGGGCCAGAAATTACTCCTGTGCTGTACAATCAAGAAGAAGTGATTAAGTTCCTTGCCCAGAAGTTTGGGATTAAGGAGGAGTTGCTTGCAGATTCAAGCCAAGTACAGAATAATGCAGCATTACTACAACAGCTAATGCAACAACAAGGACAGGGATAATGACTAAGGAGAGGGCAGATGTCTCAATTGACGGTAGAATCTATCCAAAGGAAGTTGACAAAGACATTAATAGTAAAGCCTATGCGTTGTTCGGCGGAGGTATCGGAAAAGATTTTCTGGCGTACTTGGAATCGATCACAACGAATAGCATCCATCCTGCGGGGGTGGGAATCGAGACTCTAGCCCACACTGAGGGGTCTAGGTGGCTAGTAGCCGTAATCAAGAAGCGTACTGAAATTGGAAGGAAGCAAAATGACTAAACCAGTAGGCAAAATCAATGGTACAGTATTGAAGGTAGCTGCTGGTACAGCCAGTGCTGCAACATCCAGCGCCATTGCAGACAACGTGCTGTATGTGCGTGTTGTGTCAGACCAAAACGCATATATTGAGTTTGGCTCATCACCTACAGCATCATCAAGCACACACTATCTACCAGCGAACCAAGTTGAGTATTTCAAGGTTCAGACAGATGGTACTAAGGTAGCGGCACTACGTGCTGGCTCTACATCAGGTAACGTGTGGATTTCAGAAATTGTCTAAGCCAGCGAATCCAAAGCTTTATGCAAGAGCTAAGGCAATAGTAAAGGCGAGGGTCAAGAAGTGGCCTTCTGCCTATGCTTCGGGTCAGCTTGTGCAGCAATACAAGAAGATGGGTGGTAAATACAAATGAGCTTGACTAAGTGGTTCAACGAGAAGTGGGTAGACATATCCACGAAAGAGGATGGTAAACACCCACCCTGTGGCCGCAAAATGGGCGATGGCAGGAAGTATCCTAAGTGTGTTCCACAAAGCAAAGCAAGTTCAATGAGTGCGTCAGCAAAGAGGGCTGCTGTAAAGCGTAAACGTGCTACCAACCCTAGCGGTGGTGGCAAGAAACCTACATATGCGAGGACATAATGGCTAAGTCAGCAGCATGGACTAGAAAAGAAGGCAAAGACCCTAAGGGTGGACTTAATCGTAAAGGTCGTGCATCTTTGCGAAGACAGGGAAAGAATATCAAGCGTCCTGTGTCTGCTAAGGAAGCAAAACGCTCACCTAAAGCAGCCGCAAGGCGTAGAAGCTTTTGTAAGCGTATGATGGGTATGAAAAAGAAGCTTACATCTAAAAAGACGGCTAATGACCCTAACAGCCGTATCAACAAAGCACTACGGAAGTGGGATTGCTAAATGGATGAATTAAACGAAAACACCGAAGCACAAACTGAAGAGGTTCTGGCTGGAGAGTCGGAGCAACCTCAGGAATCAACTCAAACAGAAAGACCAGATTGGCTTCCTCAAAAGTTTGATAGACCAGAGGAACTGGCGAATAGCTATCAAGAGCTAGAGCGTGCTTTTTACACACGCAAAGAAGAGTTACGTAATCAGATTGTAGGTGAGCTAAACGAAGAAGCGTCATCTAACGCACCGATTAGCCCTGCTGATTATGAACTAAACTTCCAAGCTCCAGAGGGCATTGAGTACAGCGTAGCTGACGATGACCCAATGGTTGATTGGTTTAGAGAGACTGCTCATAACTATGGGCTGTCACAAGATGAGTTTAATGGCTTGATGAATGAATACATTCAGGTTGACGCACAGAGAGGGCCAAACTGGACTGTAGAATCAGAGCAGTTAGGTGAGTATGCCGAGAAACGCCTTGAGCGTGTAGATGGATGGGCAAACCAGAACCTAAGTGACAAAGCCTACCAAGTATTCGCCAATGTTCCAGCATCTGCTGGCATGGTGGAGTTGTTTGAAGAGCTGATGGAGTTGAATGGTCAACCTCAGTTCAATATGGTTTCCGAATCAGAATTTCAGGAGCAACTGAGCATTGATGATTTGCGCTCAATGCAAAATGATCCTAAATACTGGAAGGAAAAAGACCCTGCGTTCATCGCAAAAGTGCGTCAGGGTTTTGCTCAGTACAGTAGACGCAAGTAATGTGAATTGCAAAAAGCGTTTTACTGTGAAAATGTAATGTTACTAGACGGCCTTGACGCAAAGGATAATCGGAAACGACCCTGAGTAGAGAGATAACCAGAAAGAAACAAGCTAAGTAAACTTGAAAACAAGGAGAGTGTTATGGCAACACCAACAATTGATACCTCCTTTATCGAGGAGTTTGAATCTGGCGTCCACATGGCGTTCCAGCGTCAAGGCTCAAAGCTGCGTGGTACTATTCGCACTGCAAACGGTGTAAAGAATAAGACTACATTCCAGAAAATCGGTAAAGGTTTCGCAACCACTAAGGCTCGTCACGGCAATGTTGCTCCGATGAACTTAGAACACACCAACGTATCAGTCACACTTGAGGACTACTTCGCTGGTGAGTGGGTAGATGATTTAGATCAGCTGCGTATTAACCACGATGAAATGCTCGTTGCACAGCAGTCAGGTGCTTATGCACTAGGCCGTAAAGCAGACGACCTCATCTTGGACGCAATGGATGCTACATCCTCAACTCACAATGAGACTACAAACGGCATTACTCTTTCATGGGCTATGGAGCTTATGGAAAAGTTTGGCAACAACGATGTTCCAGATGATGGTCAGCGTTACGTTGCTGTCGGTTGGGAGCAGTGGTCACAGCTACTGGACTTAGATGAGTTCTCTCGTGCTGAGTACGTAGGTGAAGGCAACCTTCCATTTGCAAATGCACAGACAGCTAAGAATTGGCTTGGCTTCATGTGGTTCCCGTTCTCAGGCTTGACTTCAATCAACTCTGACGCAGACCGCAAGTGCTTTGCATGGCACTCATCATCAGTAGGCCACGCTATCGGTGCTGACGTATCTTCGAATATGCAGTATCATAACGATAAGGACGCATACTTTGTTCTGAATAAGATGCAAATGAATGCAACTCTTATCGATGCAAATGGCTGCTTCGAACTGCAACTCAAGAAGTAAGGAGACTACCTAATGGCTTTCGTTAAAGCAGACCTTACTCTGGTCAACTACTCAGGTAACGGCTTTCACATCTGGCACTACAAGTCAAATGATGCGTCAACTGTTATCGATGGCTCAGGTTACTTCAACAACGCATCTTCAGAGATGAATGTTGGCGATATGATCTTTGCTCACACAGACGCTGATGGCACACCTGCTTACGGTATCTTTGCCGTAAACTCAAACACAGGTGGTGTTGTTGACGTAGCTAACATGGTCAGCTTCTCAGGAACTGACTCTGACTAATGGCTAAACAACCTGCAAAGAAGGCGGCGGCTAAGAAGGCCGCCCCTTCCCCTAAGCCAAAGACGAAGAAGGTCCATCGTGGCATAGTAACCTTCGGCAAAGGCGTAACTCTCGGAAAGGGCGTATCATGACACCTTGTAAATCATGTCCATATCCCGGCAAGTGTAAAGGCGCAGGTAAGTGCCTAGCACAAGCTAAAACTACAAAGAAAATGGGAAAAGGTTACGGTAAGTAATGCCTACTACTCCATCAACAGATATTGAGGTAGCACAGAAGGCTATGGTCATGATTGGCCTAGAGCCTTTGACTGCTTTTACAGACAACACTGATGAAGCTTTGGTTGCCAACACAATATTTGAAGATGTGGTGACTGATTGCTTGGGTCAGCATAGCTGGAACTTTGCAACAGGTCAGGCAACTTTATCTCGACTATCTGATGTACCAGTTGACAGGTGGGACGCAGCATATGCCCTCCCAACTAGCCCACCTGTCATTCAGGTGCAGACTGTTACAATTAAAGACATCCCACAGCCATACGACATCTATGAGCGTTATGTATACATCAATGCTCAAGCAGATGACTCAGTGGTTCTGAACTATGTATTCAGACCTGAGACTCAGTATTGGCCTCCTACATTTACCATGTGGGTTATATTTAGACTTGCCTCAGTTTTGGCTTTATCTGTCACACGTAAGGCAGATATCGCACAGGCATACACAACTCTGGCAGAGCGTCAGTTCCAAAGGGCCAAGTCTCGTGATTCTCAGCAAGTAACCACACAGGGCTTGCGTTTGAATCGCTATGCAAGAGCAAGACTAGGAAGCTACCAGCAAATAGAAGGCACATAATGTATGGCACTCCTGCGTCAATTCTACACGAACTTCACATCTGGAGAGCTAACACCGTTACTTAGCTCTCGTATTGATTCTGGTGCTTACAAGAACGGCACTAAGAAGCTACGTAACTTCCGTATGCTGTCTCAGGGCGGTATCCGTAGACGTGGTGGTTTTAAGTATCTGCAAGAGCTTGATGACAACGCTAAGCAGGTAGAGAGCTACATCTATGATGAAGATGAAGCCTACATTCTTATATTCACTAATACCAAGCTAGAGGTTGTTGACGCATCTGATCCAACCAGTATCGTTCAGACAATATCATCTTGTCCTTGGACCACAGCAATGATTGGTGAGTTAAAGGTATCTCAGTCTGGCGATACTATGATTGTAGTTCACCCAGACATGGCTATGCAGAAGCTCAACCGTACAGCAGCAGATACATTCAGCCGTACAGCATATGCTTTCGATACAGCAGATGGCTATGTGCATCAGCCTTATTATAAGTTTGCCGCAGCAGACGTAACGATTACGCCAACAAACGCAAACACGAATGCACAAACATTCACAGCAAGCTCTGCCATCTTCTCATCTGATTGGGAAGGTGAAGAGATTGAGTTTACAGATGATGCTGGCACAGTCCATCATATCGAGTTTACAACATATCTAAGCACAACCACATTTACTGGCACGTTTGACACAGCGCCGTCTAACACAAACGCATCAGCCAACTGGAAAGAGCAGGTATTTAGCAGCCGGAACGGTTATGCACGTTCTGTTATCTTCCATGACCAGCGTCTTATCTTTGGTGGGTCAAGAGATTTGCCTAACCACCTGTTTATGTCAAAGGTTGGTGAGTTCTTTAACTTTGATGTTGGGACCGGGCTAGATGATGAATCTATTCAGGTTCAGATTGCAGAGAACCAGATTAGTGAGATTAAGTCTCTGTCATCATTCAGACACTTGATTGTGTTTACGTCTGAGCAAGAGCTTTATGTTCCTACCTCAGAGAACCGCCCTCTTACTCCAAGCACTATTGCTATTAAGAAGCAGACATCGTTTGGCTCTGGTGCAGTACCCCCAGCAGACTTTGATGGCGCACTTGTGTTTCTCACCAAGTCTAAGGGTTCTGTGAGAGAGTTTGTGTTCTCCGATGTGAGCCAAGCATATAACTCAGATGCTATAACTCTATTGTCTCAGCATATCATCGGCACACCCACAAACATGATTCCCCAGCGTGAAGCTGTAGACCAAGTAGAATCATATCTGTACCTCATCAATGATGACGGTAAGATGCCTGTGTTCATGTCTATTCGTAAAGAGAACCTGCAAGGGTGGTGTGAGTGGTCAACAGATGGTGAGTTCAAGAACATTGTCAATGTAAACCGTAAAATCTATGCGGTTGTTGAGCGTACTATTAATAGCGACACCCTTACGACTCTTGAGCAGTTGGACAATGACTTCCACACAGATTGTGCTAAGAAGTATACAAATGCTACAGCGACAACTGACTGGACTATCGCTCATCTTCCTAACACAGAGGTCGTAGTGAAGTCTGGCAACTACTCTATGGGGACATTTACTACAGACTCAAGCGGTGACTTAACCCTAACAGAAGCTGTTACAGAAGTAGAGATTGGCTTAAACTACACACCAGAGATGATTACGCTGCCACCAGAGTTTCAGCTACAGGATGGTATATCTGTGGGCCAGAAGCGTAGGGTAGTACGTGCTGTCCTTGATCTAAATGAAACACTAGAGGTCAAGACAAGCGGAACTAAGATTCAAGTCAGACGTGTAACAGATGACTTCTCACAAGAACCAACCCCAATCACTGAGAGAAAAGAAGTGTATTTGCTGGGATGGGGTAAAGAGGGTACTGTTACAATTACTCAAGACCAACCGTTACCACTGACAATAAATGGTTTGATGCTAGAGGTAGAACTATAATGGGCGTTGAAATGCAATTAGCTGGCGCAGTCCTGGGCCTTATGTCAGCCCAAAGACAAGCCAAAGCATACAAGATGGAAGCCGCTGCCTATCGTGATAATGCGAATATGGCGAAGATACAGGCGGCCCAACAGGAGGACCAGCGTCAGGCTCAGTTGCGTAGGCAGCTTGCTGCTCTTGGCACTTCTATGTCTGCTCAAGGTATTGCTCTTGGGACATCCCCATCTGTAACTGCATTAAGGCGAGATGAGCTAAGAATTGCTAAGAATGATATAGCATCTATACGGCTTATGGGTATGTCAAATAGAAGGCGTTACGAAATATCTGCTTCTGGCAAAGATTTGGCTGCTGGTGCGACAACAATTGGTGGTATGGGCGGTTTTGCCAAAACGATGTATACTATTGATCAAGGGTAAAGATAATGGCGTTTAGAAAAACACAAGGTCAGTCACAAGGTGTATCTTCTACAGGGATGCCAGACTTTAGTGGTTTTAGACAGGCCAATGCTGTTTTTGATCAATTCTCTAAAGAAGCATTCTCTATTGGAACTGGAATCAGACAGGACCAATATAATGATGCAATCTTAGCTGCAGAAGTTGCTGGCAAAACTGCTGGTGCGAGATACGAGAAGAACCCAGAAACTGGTCAGATGGAGTTGGTTCCTCTTACTAACTTGGACTATGCCAAGTCTGCTGAGATGTATTCAGAGAAAGAAAGAGAGGGCGTACTTAAAGCTTATAGAAAAGCTGCTGTTGGCTCGTATGTTACTGCTGCTGGTCTTGATGTAGAGTCTATGGCTTCTCAGGCGTTGCGTGACAACCCGAATGACCCAGATGCTATTAATGCAACTGCAGAAGGTTACTTTGATAGCCTTAGAGAGCTAGACCCAGAAATCTTTTCTGCTATTGCACCAAAGGCTGCTTACGCATTTACGTCTGCAAGCAACCAAGCTTTGGCTCAGCAACAAATAGAAACAAAGGAACTCCAGAAGTCTAACTTCTCTTCTGCCTTTAATTCAAACACTCGTAAGCTTGCTAACATTCGTGCAAAAGGAATCTCGGTCAACGACCAAGAGAACGAAGGCATGAATCTTATGATTAATGAGATTCTCGAAGAGCAGTCTGAGATTGCTGACAACCTAAGGACATTGGGAGTTTCAGAAGTTGAGATAAATGCTTTGGAGGATTTGCAAAGCAACATCGTGTCTGGTCGTGTTGGACAAGCTCATGTAGAGCGTTCATTTGAAGCTGGAGGTCTGCCAGAAGCGATGAAGCAGATCATGCAAATACTTGATGAAGCATATGAAGACCCATCTATAGATAATGATAAATTGGGAGCTGTTTTATTCGGAACAGCCAATCGGTTACAAAGCTTAAGAAGTGCAGAGATAACCTTAGATAACAAAAGAAAATCTCAGATCTACGGTGATTTATTGTTCTCTGTTTATACGAAGGGGCTGAATGTACAAGAAGCTCTTTTGGACCCAGATCATAAAATCCAGCAGCTAGACCCGGGTCAGCGAGTTTCATTGCTGCAGCAGCAAGGTGGAGTTGTTAGCGCAGCTACCGCAGAAAGTAACAGAGTTGCTTCTGATTTGTACAATGCAAATATTGGCTTCCTAAAAAACTGGAATGTAACTTTGAATGAGCCAGAGGAGCAGGCTTTGCTACCTGCTTATCAGGCAATAGGTGATCTTTGGGTTAATGGAGATATATCATCCAATCAGTGGCTTGAAGCCAAGAAAGGCTGGAAAGAGTACACTGACTTCAAGATGAACCATCAAGACAGAATGATAGCTGGTGCGTCTATTGCTACAGAGTTGGGCAAAAACTCATCATACATCACACCTCCTATTAACTTCCTTAATATGACTCAAGACCTTAAGGCTAAGGGTGTAATCGGGGACAAAAAAGGTGCGATTTATAAAGACGAGATTGCTTATGTTAATGCTGTAAACGCATACGCAATAGATTGGAAAAAGAATTTAGACGACCAGAATGTCGCCAAGAGAGGATTCAACTCTTTGAAGCTTGGCATATCTCTGTCTAAACCTGAGATGGAAGCTGTCAGGGAGATGTATGCTACAGACTTTGCCATATTAGAAAATGGTCAACAGGTAGACATAGACTTCTTTAATCCCGACCCAGCCATTGTACAGGCTTCTAAGGACACAGCAGACGCATTTACAGCCAACTTTGGTGGTTTAGTACACCCATCTGCAAAACCTTTGTTTGATAACATAATGACAAGCCCGGAAGTAGCGGAGCTTGCTATGGAAACAATGGTTCAGATGACCACGGGATATGCGGCTAACAACAACGTTACAGAAACGAAAGCTTTTGACAGAATTATGATGGTCAATGGCTTTAATGAAGAGCAAAGAAAGTTCTTTAGAATTGCTACTGTTGCTGGCATCCCCTTGGCTATGGAATCAGCAAAGTTTGAAAACAGACCTCAAACAGAACGTGACATAACCAACTTTATTAGTGCTGGTAAGTTTGGGGAAAACAAAGAGCAAGCAGCAAATGCTTTCTTTGATGAGTCACTATCAAATGCTTTAGGAGCGCATGGTTGGCTTAATCTTGTTGATTTAGACCAGCAAGGCCCAGAGAGACAGTCTATACTAGAGAACTTAGTTATTGAGTCCGGCATATCAGTAGATGACCTAAAAAACACCATTGTAGCGGATCCAGAAGTAAGACGCACAATGATGAATATA